AGTAAAATCTTTATTATTAGAAATTGTCATATCCTGTTATCAGTGTATGTTTTTTAAATTTATTCTCTTCAGTTAAAATATCTTCCAATTTGGATAGATTATTAATAGCAGTTGCAGCATCCAATGTTACAATGCCAGATACTTCGATATCGTTTCTACATGCGTCAATAGCCATTAAAATAGCACTTAAGCCTTCGCTTAATGCAGTTTTAAGTAATGCATTATCAGAAGATGAATTAACTTTCTCTTCTTCGATATATCCAAGCCCTCTGCATAAGGTGCATACATCTCTAGAGTTAGGAGTTTCACCAGAACCATTACAGTCTGGACACAACACGCAATCGGCTGGAAGGTCTTCATCTGTGTCATCTATATCATCAGCATCATAAACAATATTTCCTTCCAATATTCTCTCTGTTTCAGCTTTGAGACTATTGTGTTTATCGAAAATCTTGTCCAATTCTTTAACACACTCTTCACATGTGCATGTTGTTGGATGCTGATATAATGTTGGCAATGTAATTACCTTAGTCTCAACTTCTTTGTGTGCTGGCTTATTTATAACAGCAAGAAACTCAACACTAGCTAATTCACCATTAGTGAATCTGTATTTTTTAGTGCTGAATAATGGTGTTACGTTGCCAGTGAATAATGGAGCTTTGCATTGCATATGGCCTGGATTTTTATCCCACAAACGAGCGTTTTGCCATGCTGGTAATTCTTGATCTAATGTACATACTGGATATTCTGCATATTCACATATTTTCATAATGTTAACCTCAGTGTCCAAAAAGTGTCTAGCTTTGCCTAAATTGCGTCTACATTTATCAAATGCATCTTTATTTTTAAGCATTATACCGCGATAGAAATAATATGTTTTCTCGCCTTCCATCCTAGCATACTCACCTTTAACACCGCTTTCATCAAGATTTATAATTCCATTGGCATATGTTGGAGTAGTACCATCAAACATAAAATAATACCTCAATCTAGCACAAATAATCTTTTTAGGATTATAGTTTTTAGATATGATGTCTTTTCTTATATTTAATTTAATTGGCTCTTTTGTTGTTGGATAAGCTGCTTCATAATATGCCTGAATTGCATCTGCGTTACCATAACCATCATCCCAATCATCATTAACAGCTCTACCACGACTATAACCGTAGCTTTTTGTGCTAAAGTTATTGGCGGTATTTACATATGTTGTTGTTGGCCATATTTTATTCTGAGAACAATCTTTTCTGTCAAATACTTGCTCGCTAATTATCTGACCACCAAAAATTGTATAAAGCTTATTTGGCTCAAAGTCTATTACATTATCAGCATCGCCACCAATAAAATATAGTCCATCACATTTTGATGAAATATACATTGATGTTTCTGACTCTTGATAATAACATAATGGACGCTCTTCGTCAACCTTAACACCATATCCTTTAGACATACCTTTAAATACCTTTAGTGTATCAGGCTCTCTATCATCCTTAATGATTATTGCAGCTGCACCGTTATATTCAAGTAAAACTCCAAAGCCATAATTCATAATGATTTCAGCAAATACCATTGAGTCAGACTTTCCTTTCTTGTCAATGTCGTATTTCTTAGCTAGTTCTTCCCAATTATGAAGAGTTCCATTATGAATCATTATAAATCTACCAGAACCATCTGGCAAATCTAATACTACTGGCTGAGCTGTAGCTTCAGATATCTCACCAACACTAGCTTTCCTAGTGTGACCCAAGGCGATATGCGATGGATCACTATTCTTTGTGTTGATAACATAATCTTGATATGTTGTTTTAGCTTTCTTTGATACGAATTTATCAATTGTCTCTCCAACAATTCTACCTATTGAATCACCGCCACGCTCATCATTATCGAGACCTAGGTGGTTGAATTTATCCCAGTTGAAGTTATGGTTGTCTCTTAAGCTGTTATAAGCCCACAATCCGCACATATAATTTCCTCTTCTTTAATTAATTGTTCATTTAAATCAATACCAAGCACCGCATATTGGCTCATAGTAAATTCAACATCTTCAGTTACTGGAGCTTTAACGGAATCCAATAATGGAAGATTTTCTGAATTAGAGCAATATGTAATGGTTTTAATTATTTGCTCATACATCCAAGCGAGATGCTCATCTGCTCCAAAATGACCACCAAGTGCGCGGACTTCGAGCCCATACGCTGGCGCATCTCTATAGACTCCATAATTACCATAATATTTAGCCCTAAATTCACAATTGAAATGTTGACGAGATGGATAAACTGCAAAATAATCGAATGCTTTTGCAATATAACGATTCATTTGCTTTTTAGTCAAACTATCTGATAATAAGGTATATCCGCAGTGTAAATGAGTTCCAGATACGCGCACGGGCATATGACTCATATTTTCAGCAGAAAAACTACCCAACTCCCAAGCATTTTTATAGCTGCTACAACCAAAGATATTTGCCTCTGGATGCTCTAGAAACCTAGGTTTGAATCGCATTGAATCAGCTGAGTGAAGTTGTAATCCCGCAATAGCAAGAACACTATTCATCATTGATTTAAGGGTCTTCATAGACGTCACAAACTCATCAACATTCTTTGCTGGTGGAATGTTACCCTCAACTAAAACATTGTCTTTAAGGAGCGCAAAACCACCTCCCTGGTCTTCTGGAGACTCTTTAGTTCCATTAAATATTCCAATTGATGGAAATGCATCACCTTTTTTATCTACAATGAAAAATTCTGGATCTGATCCAATTGTTATATTATCTAAATCAATTAAATTCATTATTGTTGTTTTTGTTATAGTATCTGAATTATACTACTTTAAAATGTTTTTTAAGCAAATGCCTTTTACAATAATTATCAGTTGTCACTAAATAACTACCATCATACATTGAGAATTCAGCTTTATATATCTTGCCTTTAGTTAGTGTTTTAAGCTTATCTGTAATACATTTTACGTCAAATAGTTTTCCAGATTGTTCTTTAAATACATCAATTGCTGCCTTAAAGTTAGGAACATTCATTAATGTAAAATTACTCTTCTTTGCATTTGAGAATGATAAATTAATGCTCTCACCTTTTGGTAATCTGGCTTTAACATCTTCCATACTAACATATCCTGTCTGATAGAGTAATCCATAATATCCAGAATAATTAGTCGCAGACATAGCGTAATATAATGCATCCCAAGGCTCAATTATAGCGTCTGATTTAATAATTCTTAATGTATCTGTAACTAATCCATTAAAATGACAGCTCCATAAAAATCTATAGAACGTTAAGATTGCCAATTTATGATTAGCGCTTAAAGCCTTACTGCAATCAATGGTTACTTTGTATGCATTAAATTCAGTAATTGGATGGCCTGTTTTGGCATCTTCTTGCTCTTTAAGAATTCTTTTTACATAAAGATCTAAGCATTCTCCAGTTTCATAAACCTGATGATCAGAAGCATATCCATTCCAATTTAAATACCTTTTATTTCCATCAAACTTATCGGTTCTATATACAGAGCAATGTGTTTGTAATCTACCAAAATTACCATCTATTGAATTTATTACACCAAATACATTGTGATCTGCATCATTCTGTCTATATTTATAATTCTTTTTACAGGTAATTCTCAATCCTTTGAATTGCTCCAGTCTCGTATCGTATGATGAATTATTGCTGCTTAAATCAATTTTAACCTTCTCTAGTACAGCTGGAAATAATGTTTTATTGCCAATTTTATTCCACAATGTAACATCATCATCTGAAATACCAGAATTTAACCATGTGAATGGAATATAAATATCAATTGGAATAGTTCTATTACGAATATCCATCATACATTGTGTTTGTTGAATACCGTAGCCTTGATGATAATCATATTTAGTGTTATTATGCTCTGCCATAATTTGCTATTTTGTCATTAATAATTTTAGGTAGTTCTTCTCTGTATTTAACTGCCGTAATATCCCCCATCGAGGGGCCTGAATTTATTTCTAACACGATAAACTCTGGTACGAAATCCTCTCTGCGTCCTTTTTCAGACTGCACCTTGACGTCACAAGCACCTACCGTGAGTCCTACTGCATTTAATGCTTTTACACATTCAGATACAATATCGTCCCAATTCTTGGGTTTTTCAAACAATGGATTTTCTTCCATCATCCAAACCGAGTTAGAATCATGACGATGCCAACGATCTTCAGCATCTTGCTTAAGCATTTTGCGGCAAGTATAGAAGCAACCATCTTTAGTTACATGCAAACGGTATTCTTTTTGGTAACCAGCGTAACGTTCTGCTATATAGTCTCTTACGTTATGAGCCAATATGAAATTTTGTAATTCTTCCTGAGTATTAATGAAGTAAATTCCTTCACCTTTGCAAGAATTCTTGTGTTTGATAATTAATGGATATCCACTTGGTAATATAAGAATATCTGGATCTGACAATAACCACCATTCGGCAGTCTTTACTTCAGCTCTGTCAAAGCATTGTTTCATCAGAATTTTATCACCACTATTATGACAAGCTTCAACTGTATTTACTTCAATAACTGGTCGTCCTTGTGGCATTCTAGAAAATGCTTCTGCGATAGTAGTCCTACTACCTAAACGTATAATACAACGCATAGCAAACTCCCCTAGAGAATTCCTAAGAGGAGCTGCTGTATGATTTTTGGTTCGTAATTGTGGTTTCCAGGTTTTCATAATGAATACATCTCTTCGTTATAATATAAATTAATCAATAAAATATCTCGTTGGTCTGAATCCAAATATGTATTAAATTTATATATTTTAGATCCACAACTTAATTTAAATGCTCTCCACAGTCTTTCGCCATCTTTATCTCCAAATAAAAACTTGAAAATAACTTCTCTTGATATATTTTCAAAACGAATGATAGCTTCATTTACTTTATGAAAATCTCTTAATACTTGGATTTCTCGATCTGAAAGCCCACTTATAGCTTTAGGCTTCGGCATATCTTCTTTTATAAAATTCATTCCAATCACCACTTTCTACTGCGTCATATCCAGATTGATATCTAGGACTTTCTAGAACATAAACCTCAACTTCTCCAAGAGATGTTGGTACTAATGCTTTTTGATAAAAACTTGGCCAGCCCTCCAGACACTCTACGCTACGATATGTATAATCATTAACTTCCCATATTTCTACGGTAATGTCATGATTTTCTGATGATGGGACTAGTCCAGGAAATGATCCTAGACTAATCATCCTGAATGGGATATTAATTACTTCTGTTGCTTTAAGTTCACTATCTCGCAGTAATCGGTTATTACCATGCGTTTTGCGTAAACTTCCGTACGCCGCTATAAGTCTTTTATTGCTCATTTGTTTTGTTTTTATAAATTTCTAACAATGAATTCCATGAATATCCATCAACACCTATTTTATCTCTATTAGTATATGTTATGTGGGAATCAGAGTTGAATCCATAACTAATTTTTCTTCCAGGATAAAATACTATCTTATTTATATTGGGGCAGAATAATGCAGAACACTCCTTCTTATTAACCATATCAACCAAGAGCCAGATAACATTTTCTAATACAGACTCTTTCTTGAATAATCCATTTAAAAGCATTGTAAGATCTCCAGCGGATCTATTTCTATCACCGTAACATTGAATAATAGTACACTCTGGATCATTATATGTTGATGGAGAATCTTTGTGAAAATATGATATTAAAGCTCTTCGTCTTGACGCTTTATTGATCTTAGACTTGCAATATATTTTGCTCATTTTTTATAAAATAAATATTCTTGATATAAATAATCTACCGGATGATAATTCTGAATAATATTACCTCTATATAGTTCAATAGTGGAAATTTCAGATCTATTATTTAAGTTATATAATTTAGTTGCTAAGTGCAAAGAGCAAAATTCAAACCAATGAATTTCAATTTCATCTTCCAACGAATCAATTTTATAATAAGTTAAATATCCTGGCAAAATGTCTGAATATCCCCAATCTTTATATTCAGGGAATAATATTTTACACATTTCAATCAATTTACCCTCTTGAAGATTGGAGACTTTTAAACTATTCATCTTGTAATACTGATTTTTTAGTTCGCATAATTCTATTAACCATATTTTCCATCAAAACAATTGTGTCATAATCCACACAATCTTCAATGTGGCTTTGTATTCCAATGATTGGCAATGTGTTATGAGCAATTAACTCAATTGTGTTATCTTTTTCATGTGTTGCCAACACTGATAATCCCTCACCTAAAAACCTGGGATCAATAGCCTGATGATGCCTACTATTAACACCATATACTCTCTGTGGCTGTCTGCTTTGCATTAATGGAGCAAACTCCGAGAAATTCCAGAAGTCAATAGCATTAATCTTAATATTATGCATTGTCTTATATGGATCTTCTGGTTTATTGGTCTCATGAGACATATGCTGAATTAATTTTCCATTAAAGGCAACATTTAGACTTTGGACACCCCTGCATATGCCTAGGATGCAAGTGTTACTAGCTATATATTGTGGTAACATAACTCTGTCGAAATATTCTTTATGAATATCTGGCTTTCCTGTAAAATATGATGGAACCTCATTATAGCGGTCTACCGAGACATCGGCTCCACCCGTTAATAATAGTAAATCTAAATCTGGCTTAAATGAACTATCTGGAAGTAATAATATTGGTTCTCCAAATTGTGATGCATATTCAAGATAACTTAAAGTTAGTCCAACTGAATTTTCTCCAAGCTTAGAGATTGGAATTCCTATTTTGCGTCGTGTCATTTTGTTGTTGTTTTAAATGTCATTTTCATTATTGTTTCATTAAGAAACTTTCTAAACTCTCTAAGTTCCTCTAAGTTTAAATATTCATAATTATTGTCCCAAATACCAACCTGTACAAAATCCTTAATTGGACTACCTTCAGGTTCTATGAGTCTAGTCATAAAGAAGCTTCTAATCTTTATTCTATTTGGATTGTTATTTTTAGTCATTTGACTTCAGTTATTCTATATTTGCAGTTAATCACTCTTTGCTTAATTTCTTGAACCAGCCCATCTTTAGCTTCTCCATAATCGTATGGCTCTTCATGCAGGTGATCTATGTCCCAAAGAATTCCATCTAAAGCTTTTTTATATAGATTTATTTTGGTTCTAAGATTTTGAATTTCAACTTGATCTTTAGTCATAACTTTCTAATTTGCCACGAATCATTCTTTGGATAATTCTCATATCCTTTAGTAGATTGCAATGTTTTACATGAAGATAATAGAATTACCGCAAGCAATGCTGCTGCGTATAATATTTTATGTTTCATGGCTACCAATATTTTACAGATAAAGTTACCCCTGTAACAAATAGTGCAAATAAACTAAATTCTACCCAAGCAGTTGCATAATTTTCAGTAATATTGGGGTATTCTTTCTTACGAAACAACTCTATTAAACTGGCAATTGTCCACCATCCATACAGAATGATTAATAATGGTATGATAATATATCTCATTGTATTAGTTTTTGTAATTCAAAAATAAAGTTATTGTTTCCAGAATATTGAATAGCCAATACCTTAATTGGTACTTCAATTTGAATGTAACTTCCACCCATTTGTTTATCTATTGCATTCCATGGATAAACAGGAGTACCTTCTATCCATGGATACCATTTTTTCTCATAGACACAAGGCCTTTCTCTTAATAATGCAGGATAAACCTTTGAATCTCTATTAACTTCAATAAAAAATGAAGCATCATTAGATCGCTTGATATTTAAATCAATATCTTCTGGAGTAATTGTGACTTCCTTTTTATTAGAAATAGCAATATTTGTAGTGTTAAACATTTATTAGTTTTTGTAATTGATAATTAAATTCTCTTAATCCATCTTTAGCAATCATTTCTGCCTGATCCTTTGGAGCTCTTAATGGATTCCATACGCCCTCAATTTGGTACTTTTGAGACCATTTAATGGCGTTATTTACTCCTACGAAATCATTATCACCCCAATAAATTATCCTCCTCCAGCGAGGCTTAATTTTAGTGTAAAATATTTTTTCAGGGAGAAAAATTAATTCTGTATTTGGGGCGCAAGCATTCCATTGATTATATATTCTAAAATATCCACCACAATCCTTTTTGCTACTAGTTATAAACAATATATCCCCACCACCCTTTGGCAATAGATCCCAATTCTGAATAACGGTATTATCTACATTAGAAATCCATTTATGCTTACCATCGCGTTCTGGAAAATATAGTTTTCTCCTGTAGATTCCATTATGCCTATAATAATCATAACTATAAGCTAATTCATGTGGTACTGCATATGGCATTTTAATCATACCTTTATGCTCCATGGTTAACCAGAAATAGTCTATTGGTCTAATAGAAGCCATTTGAAGCATTTCTTCAGTCCAGCCATATTGTTGCCAGTATTCTATATCGTAGTCCTTATATGGAGCGTATGATACGTCTATGACGGTTGTAGATTTCTCTTTAAAGTGCGGCGTTGGATTAATCTTAGAAATAATAGTTCTTACATATCTAAAATCTCTATCAGAATTATCTATTAGCTGTAATCCAAAATCTAGGTTAATCTTTCTAATAGCATCCCTGAAATCCAAATTAAACTTACGCATCACATATTCAATAGCCCTGTAAGAGCCCTCTCCAAAATCTGTGTATAAAAGGTCTCCGCCAATATGTTCTATCATACACGATGGAGACTTTTCATCTCTAAACTCTGATTTAAAAGGCTGTGATATCTTTTTGAAATTCGTACAGTAAGCTTGAAATATCTGATATGTTGAAATCACATCTAATAAATTGCTTTTAGTAAGAATATTTCTAGTTGTGATCATTTTGTTTAAATTTAAGTCAACAAATATATCTTCGCAATTCACTAACTACATACGAAGCTCTTGCTTCAAAGCAATTCATTCTATCCGTCCATCCTTCTGTACTAAATGGATTTGACACACAATAATCAACAATGTGATTTGGAGCGGTAACTGATACTCTAAAATTAATTAGATCTAAAGAGCTATCTTTTGTAATATTTTCTATTTCCCTTAATATAATCTGCCTATTCCAATCAAAGCTTAATATTGTCTTTAGAACAAAATCCTCCTGTTTATGTAAAATACAAAGTTTGTTTCTAAGCACCTCATATTGTTTTCTTTGAGCTTTGGTTCTTGGCTCGATATTTGGATAATTGTAATTATCTAATTTATCACACATAACTTAATTTTAAAAGAAAGGGCCAGCATTTCTGCCAGCCCAATCAAAATTTAACAATTATAAAACAACAATTTTATTAATAAGTGGATTGAATGATTAATCTTCATTCGCTAGTTCTACATCTACTTACCTAATGTATTCCTTTCACACTCTATTCCATGTGCGCTCGTGGCGAATCCCCCTCATCTTACTTAAGAGGCTGACTTATCTTGCATTATCTTACCAAGGCATTTCATCCTCTGGAGCCTGTACAAAATCAGGATCAACAGAAGCCACTGCTACTGGTTTATAATCATACTTATTCGTCTTGTCAAACGGCTTAATATGATTTGGATTGGCTTTCATCTCCTCATTAGAAGCTATAAATCCATAGCGACGTTTACCTAAAGAATAGCCGATTTTATCAGCACCATCTTTCACATAAACATATTCTTCAGCTGTAATTGCCCACGTAGCAAATTTGCCACTAATGATAGGCATCAACTTATTAAGATAATCCTCAACGTTATCTGCCTCGATAGCATCAACCTTTTCGGAAACATCAAGTTTCTTAGCAATCAATGCGATATCAGAGATAAACTGATCCATCTGAGTTTTATCCTCCTTGCCAAAATAGATGCTGAAATTTACGCGACCTACACGACCGCCAAATTTAGCTTTTTCATCTGGCTCAAAACCAGCATCAACAACTTTTGGACTTTCAAGTAACATAACAACTTGCTGTTTATCACTTTTGGATGACCTTTTAAGTTCAAATCCAACAATTGCAGCTTCCTGCACACCATATGACAAGTACTTTGACCCACCATTACTACCACCATCTACCACTACCACCCCACGGGTTGAAAAATTACTACTCATATATTTAATTTTAATTGTTACTAATTAATTCGTCTTCCGCTTGATATTTTCTAGCCAAAATTGCCACTCTATATGCAATTTATTCCAAGATGCATGTTTTTCTGGAGTCCGACTCCAAGCAAATGCTGATGTTACCCAATTTACATTGAATCCCCATGTTTTATTTAAAAACTCATGGAATTCTTTATTTTCGTTAACTAGATTGGCTTTATATTCCTCTAAGCACTTATTCTTCTCAAGAAATTCTATAAATCTTTCTTTCATCACTTATTATTATTGCCATACTTGGGTTTGTCGTAGCCACATTTATGACCATTATAAACCTTATTATGCATATCCTGAATAAATTTATTGCCATTATCAATGCCCATCTTGCCTCTTATTAAGGCTGCTTCCGTGCTTCCTATGGCTTTCTCAAAATCTTTAGTGAATATTCCCATGATTTTATTTTAAATAAATTCTATCCCAAAAGGTTGTAATTAATTGTAATACTCATACACACACTTAGAAACAAATCCTAAATCATTTGGTATCTTTATCGTTGGAAACATCTTACTTGGAGATTTGGCTGGATAATCATTTGTTCTATTTGTTATGAAAAAATAATTTCCCTTTTGAGACTTATCATCCCATTCAGATGCTGCATACAATACTACGTTAAATAATCCCTCCAGTGTAATCTTAGAGTCCAGCATATTTCCAAGTGTTTTCATTTTACGTACAACCTCGAAATCCTTATGAATTTCTTCGCTATGACAAATGAAATAAACCTGAAGATCGTCTCTCATATTACGAGCCATATCAATAATCTCAAAATAATCCTTTCCAAGCTCATTGAATTTTTCGTAGCCTTTCTCCATTGCCTTACGCATGAATCCGAACGCCATGCTATAATGAACGTCTTCTAGTACAACATACTTAATGTTAGGCATTTGAGTATTTATTCTTTGAAGCGCATTCTTTATATTTGCGGACTTATCGCTAGAAAACCAATTTCCATCAGGACTTTCTGTTGGATGAAATGGTTTATAGTGTTGTTTCCATCCCTTAGTTGGCAATCCCTTACCAGCTACTGAGATTATAAATGTTTCTTTTGGTGGCAATCCAATAATTCCTAACTCTGGATTACCTAATATTGCAGTTGATTTGCCAACTCCACTCTCTCCAACTATTCCAATAAGTTCCCCGGCCATAATTTTATAAATTTAAATTGTTTTTCTTCACTCACTTATCTTTCTCCTATATTTAAATTACTTATTTAGATAATATTCTGCAATTTCCTTGATCTGATCCCTAGAGAAAGTTCCCTTGCCGATAGTTACAGATTCAATTTCCTTTCTGGAGTATCCGGATCTTAATTTATATAATTCTATAAATATTCCAGCACTTATTTCTGCGCATCCAAATTTTATTGAATTACTTAAAAATTCTCCCTGATGTCCATTAATGGAAATATCTGGATATGATTTTTTATAAATAGGGGTAAACCAGAGATCCAAAACTCCTGCCGACTTAAAATTATCAACAACAGACTGTGTTTTGGGGGTTGTATATTCCTCTATATTTTTTATAGAATGATCCCCAGTAATCAGTCCTATTTTGCAAACTCCTTCTAGAAATGAACTTTTTCTATATTCGTTATACCATAGATTGTCTTTTAACTTATATCCAATAATATCGAGATCAATATCAATAAACTTTTCTTCCATTAATCTCCAATCATGTGGAAATTCTTTAATTAAAGACTTAACTTTAATTCCAGAAATTGAAACATATTCTTCATCATAAACTGCACCGCTACTAAACTGATTAAAGGAATATCCTTGCTGTGTTAGTAATTTATATCTAGACATCTTAATCAATCATAAAGTATTCTTTAATCAAAGACTCAAAATTCTTTAGAAATTCATCACGAAGTTCAGCTGACTTGAAGGCTAGAAAATGATATCCATCATAAAAATATGTAACTTGAATTGCACATTTTTGTCGTTTGATTATATATTTAGCTTTCTGTCCATTATTCCAATCAGCCTCCCAGCCATCATTATATACAGCCATTAACTGTGATAATTGTGCCATTGCTAAAGCTGATTTTGCAATTTTCTCTGTTGTAAATAGATTCTTTTGATCATATTTACCATTGAATAGTTTTGGTCTTTTAGTTATTTCGGAATTAGCCGTAATAACATATCCCTCTTCTATTCTTAGTTGATTAAACTTACTAGGCAACTCTTTCTTAGTCAACTCCTCTTTACTAAAATTAGCTAACAATAATTCATCCATTTCCGGAGATTTGCCATACATTTTCCTAGCCTGATCTAAGCTTAGTTTAATTGTTTTTTCTGTACACATACTGTTCTTCTTTAATTAATTCCCAATTTCCTGGGTTATCTTTAATCATTTGGCCTGCGGTATAACGGCATCCAATTGGTTTAAAATTATAATCATAATCTATACCAGCCTTGAAATACATATATGTTCTGTCATTTAAACATTTATATTTTCCCATTATATTGTATTTTTATTATACAAAGCTATTTGTTCATACACTCTTTCTGATGGATCTCTAGGTAATTCTGCAAAATAATTACATGCGCCTAAGAACATCAGGTCTATTGATGCACTAGAAATTCCATTTCTGTTGAGATTAATCAATAATTCCCTATGATTCATGCCTATTCTAGCTAAATCCCAGCCATTATATGATGGAATCTTGTAATTGTAAGGCCAAAATAGACTTATCATTAAGTTTGCGTCGTTTTTACTCGATTTATTTTCAGCAAGTCCTTCAGGATTAGGCTTTAGACGTTCAATCATTACATCGCCACGATTAGTATATTGTGCATCTGTGCTGGAAGCCGTTTGCTGCTGTATTAGCACTGGAGAATATCCCCATCTATCCCTAAATTGTAGAAATATTTTGGAAGATAAGTCTCTAATTGCATCATACACCCCGGTTTGATCCTTCTGACTCGACAGGAGCCCAGCATGATCTACAAGAATGACCACATACTCATCTGGTCTGTTTGGAATATATCTGTCTATAACTTTCTTGTTAACCGAACTACCATCTTCTTCCTGCCAAGCAACATCCTTATATTCATAATGACCATTAGCCTCTGCATATGATTTTATCGTTAACAGAATGCCTGTAGTGTTTCTTATGTCATCATGAATCGTAACTATAGACTGAAATTCCACAAGCCATTGTTGAAACTCTTTTGAATCAATGATTTTTAATAATCTATCATCAAGGGTATATCCAGCGAATACTGACTGTAAATTATCTGGGCTAATTATAATACCATAAGACTTAAATAGTTTATAGCTAATTGCAGATATAATTAATAAGTCTGCGCTGATTTCAAGGCTAAAATAGAATATCTTAAGGGTTATATTGGTCGAATCTCTATTGGTTAGATACCAATCAATCGGCTCAAACATATATAAGTAGTTGGCTAACTGCGATTTACCCCCCTTACTCTGCGCAGAAATTATTGTATAATGCTTTTGTCTAACTCCAGGAAGTATTGCAGATAGTCTTGGCAAACTCCACGGGATTGCTATTAAGTCGCCATTTAATTTACGCTCTCTATTTTGTTTCAGCTGATCGACAACTCTTTTAATCCTATCTTTTTCTTCCATTAGATATTTACCATTGCCTTAAGCTCATCAAGAGTCCATTGTGAATTTAAGCCATAGCCATCACTAAGAGCATGTTTGTTTGGCGGAAATAATAAATGCACATAACTTGCACCCTCAATTGTGCTCTTATCATATCTTGATGATGTCACTACAAATCGTTTGATGTTGCTACAATGAATGCAAGCTAACATATCATCAGTTTTATCTTTATTGTACTGATATAATGCATTTACTACATCTTCGATTTTGGCATCTTCAATGTAATGCTGAGACAATAACAGTAAATCATCAAATGATCTATTCCTTCCTTGAGTGCATTGCCTCTCGTTCGTATCAGCCCAAAATGTTTCTGGATTTCTGCCGGCGTGTGCAAAATCTCCAATTGAGAAATAATGACTCAATACATCAAATACAGAGTCATAAACTTCTTTTGCTTCTTTGAAATATATTTTAATCATCTATCATTGCTGCTAATTCGCCAAGAGTCCATTGAGATTTTTCCTTTAAATTTGGACTGTAATATCCATCAGTAAGAATAAACCCACCAGATAATGTTTTACCCCTGAAATCTTCCAAATATTGCAATTCTTTCCTAAGCCTTGGCCTTTGAATGTCTTCACAGTAGGACAATACTAAAGTTCTGTGAGTCTTGTTGTAATCAACATTGATAGATTTATAAGCATTAATAACTTCCTTGATTGTAGTGCCTGGAAAATAATGGTTAGCTAGTAATAGTAAGTCATCTGGCGATCTATGCTTATTAGGATAGCATTGCAATTCATCTGTGTCTGACCAATATGTTGCTAGACTTTTCTTTTCAAAATAATCCTTAAGAATCACTTTTAATGACTCTGGATTTTCTGGCGCTTCTTTATAATATATAGTTCTCATTTATTTACTTCTTTATTTAATCCCCATAAGCAAAACATTGCATATACTGCAAACATTATTGATAATGCATATTCATGATGAATGGAGTTGTATATAGACCAATATCCATTACTAAATAACCACAACCAATATGATAACTCTTTCTTATCTTTAATATTAGCTATATATCCAGCAATTGCTATTAATGCAAATAAAAGTTTAATCATTAGCTTCGATAGTCAATGAATTTAGACTCTAGTGTTTGTTTATTTAATAAAAGCCCAACTTCTGTCCAATTATCTTCAATTAGAATTATAGTTTTATTATCAACTAATTCTTTATTCTTCTCGTAAAATTTTGGGAAATATTCTTCTATTTTGCCGTCTTCGGCAATTGTTCCGTTATTTAAAATGCAATTATCCATCATAATTTAATCTCCATTAATAATTATAGAATTCAATTTCTTTCCAACTATGGGTATGGCTCGTGCATTAGATACAAATCCATATTGTTTACTTATTTTTAATATAGCACTTTCTTTATCTTCCGCAAATGTGTAACATCTCCCAGGATTGCAAAATGGTCTAATTACTTTATAAAATATCATAACTTAATCTCCATTGATTTAGTTGTTGTTATTACTTCATCTTCTTTCTCTAACCATGCCATAAGGGAGCTTCCATTATCTTTTAAAACAAAGTTTGGTGCAATTTGCATTCCTCTATCCATAGTTGTATGATTAAAATTACTCACATATTCTCTACATGAAGTTAAGATCTGATCATTAGTATAATCGCCCATTCCATGCCCTTTATCGAGCTTTCTGAGCTTATCTACAATGATCTTGATAGTTCCCCTCCATGGATATTTACCGTCCTTAGAACCCCTAGGAAAGCACTCTCTGATGTCGGTGGCCAATTGTGTGTAATCTCTGCCAATACCTTCAATTAAATATAAAGATCTTGGAAGCAAGCTAACCATCGCCCCATCTAAAGACAAATAGCCCTTAGATTGAAGCGATAGATAGTCAGCTTTTCTTTCTATATAATCAATTGATTTGTTATTCTGCTGAGAATAAATTGAAAGCAATAATAAATATTCATTGATGTTTATTCCCCTCCTACTCAATCTCTCTGTATCAATGATTATCTGCATATTGCTATAAGTTAATTACAAACACCTTAATGTTATTGCTAGAAGATGTGCTTCTGCGATACTCTGTTTGTACACCTCCGCGCTCGGTTAAAACCTCCTGCATCAATGTATCAATGGCATCGTGCCCAGACACTAATGTGAAAATCCTAAATGCACCACTATTTTCTTTGATAGCATCATTTACAAGAGTTTTAAACACAAGATCTTTTAATCGTTGCTGATTTGTTCTATCTTCAAGCAAATCAAATTTACAATTGCGATCAATTGAAGTGTATAAACTTTGGATTCCATGAATTTCATTTAATCCACAACAAGACATACCCGAATTAATCTCAAGCGCTTCATTATCATAAATAATGTACTCTTCATCATTAAAGTCAAGAATGACCTCGTTGTTATCATTAACATAAATGCCCGATTCAATTTGTTCCCATGTTGGGAATTGTGGTCTTGGCGGTTCTAGCTGAGCAAATAAAGCCAATTTATATTTAGCTTCAATGCCATTATTGTTCACACACCTGAAAAACTTAGCATCTCTTAGTGTGTCAACCTGAGAATCATCTGAATTAATCAGAATCCCAGTATAATCACGATCTACTGTGATATTTTTAGCCTTTTGTGGGGCTGTAATACATTTTAATGTAATTTCTCCTGACATAATTTCTTCTGTTGTTGTGTTATTAGTTGTTTGTTCTCCTAATCTTAGAAAATTTTGATATAAGATTTCTGGAATTGTTAATATAGTATTTCTTTCACTTGGAATGAACATTCTATTATTAAAAAGTTCAATGAATCTCGGATAATCTGTCCTATCTTCGTCAAGATATCTAAGATCAACGTCTCCAGTAGCCCATATATACCCTAATTCAAATGCTTTTAATTGCACCTGCCTAGATATCTCAGCATTAGGTATTCTTATTTTATAATCTTGCATATTGTTTAATGCTTAGTTGTTCATAATCTTCAGGCTTATTAGTCCTATAAGCTAATAGTGATGACTTTGCGTCCTCTATATTAACCTCAAAGTATTTAGCCATTAACTCAGCTAAAGTATTATCATCTTTTGCTCCATATTGAAATTCCAGAGCTGAAATCATAACCTCTAGCTGAGCTGTAGTCTTTTGAATTTTAGTGAAATACATACCAATACCATGGTTTTAAATGAATTTCTCTGGCCATCTCAAGGATAGCTTTACGTCTACGATTTACAGCATTGCCATAGTTCTCATAAACAGGCCTTTTCTTTGATGTTAATAATGGTTTGTAATTAAACTTACCAAACTTAACAACTTGAACTTTCTTATCATGCCTTTGAGCTGGAAATCCATATGAACTGAGGATCATTATATCCTCTCTACATTTATGAAATAGAATTGCTTTCATCGAATTCTATTTTAGGTATTACTAGTTGATTGGCTTTCCATTTGCAGATAAGCTGATCTCTAACATTATTCAATTCATTAAGTAAACATAATTTCTCATTTTTAAGATCATTGCCATCATAATACTCGAATGAACCCAAACCCGTCTTTTCTATAGTTATACTATTATTATTTAAAAATAGAATATTAAATTCTACGGATAATGAGTAGCTCCAGTCATCATCATTTGAACGGATACGTGATATTGGCTCAGATATGTTATAAATATATTGAGTATCTATAATATTGCCACATATTTGTAGTATCATACAGCTAATCTTGCTCTAGTGTGATAAACAACTTCCTCTTCTTTGCGTACAACAACTCTACCAACTGGTGTAATTGTTTTAGTTAATTCAAGACATAATATATGTAATGGTTTATTAATGAAGTTAATCACCTTATTTCCATGCACTATCTGTCCTTGAACTTTAATTGGTTCTATTCGTGGTCTCATAAATATCTATAATAAAATAGTTTAAATCCAAAAAATTTCCTTAATATACCAATAACTAATAATTGCTTATTGTATTGGTATTTTATATCTTTAACAAGATAATGCTTATGCTTCTTAATGTAGATTACATCTGATAAGCTCATTAGAAAAATATTTTAAATGTCCAGTAAAATGCTTCAAATGTTGGGTAAACAATAAGCGTAAACTTAATAAGATCAACATAATTTAGCTTGAATAAAATTGATCCAACTAGATAATTTGCAAGCTTACAGTAAAAGTATATTGCAATCATTCCTAAAACCATAAATACAAATACTCCAATATGATTTAATAGTGTCATAATTTAAATTTTATCATTAACGTGATCTTCCCAACACAATCCATATTGATCAATTAGCCATCCATAATACCAACACGCCCAAATATTCTTAACTATATCTGAGTCGGGCCATATTGATATTTGATCTTCATTGTCAATAGATTTCATTTGATCTAAAAATCTTTTATTATATTTTAGACCAACCCATAGTTTTAATACTCTTGGTGTCATCATTATTTATAGATTATTAAACATGTTAACATTGGGCCACCTCCGGCATTATAGGAATAGCATTTGTATTCAATGATACGACCTTTAGACCCCCATATCACAATAGGTTTCAACCATTTACACTCACGATGACTCATATTGTATATAGAATCCTTTATTACTATTTTGCTAACAAAGGCTCCCAAAAGGCCCAAAATTGGCCTCAAATGAGCGTCTAATGGCTTAGATTCGGTTGATCTTAATCCAACTGAAAGTATGAATGCTTTGGCATAATGATTCGATGACTGTACGTCAATCTGTTTTAATAAAGTATTTTTAATCACACTTAAATCAGATGTGCACGTCAAATCGCAGTCAATAAAAGCAGATCCATATAATTCAATAGACTTATTCTCGATCATTAGTTGAAATTGATTATCTTCTTTTACTCCTCGGTTAATATCCGTGTAAATTTCTGGGTCAATTTCACATATACGAAGCTTTTTACCTCCTATATATTTACTAAAGTTGTTAATGTGTCTCTGGTAATCTGGGCCTGTGACGATGGTTGTGCTTGAATTTTTTGCATTTAGCGCCTCTCCAGCCTTTTGATAAAACTCAGCCTCTATAAGATGTTTTATAGAAGCCGAGCTAAAATCATGCGTGTATTTAGGATTCATTTACTCCCCTAAGATTTGATACGAAAATTCGGCATTTCTGCCATAAAGATCCCAGACATATTGCTGGACAGCCATCTTTAACTTGTTAGTTTTAGACAGCTTATTCCACCATGGCACCGAAACAGTTTTTTTTGGTCTTGCATCATCTGATACAGCCCAGGCACAAAATGCTCCATTAAGAGTTGTGTGTTGCTCACAATTGTGAAATCGCGGCAATTGAGTTGTTCTAAGTTGTGATACTGGCAATCTTTCGATTGAATTGTCGAGTGGATTTCTCCATACTTCAAATACCTTATTGCCTTTGTCATCAACTTTTTGTGTTGCTTCATAGCTGCCACTGGTGGCTAGCCTCGATTCCAAGTTAATGGTCACCGAAATTGTTGTATTCTTGTAATCCATAAGATTCTATTGTAAGGGTGTTGACGGACACCCTTGGAACCGTTCCTAATTAAGCTGCAATAGCAACCTCGCGGAAAAGATTGATAGTTTTGCCAGTTATGGCTAATCAAATTCTCTTCTAATCTACTCATCCCGCCAATCAATACCTGTCCGCCCCTTATAAAAAAGCCAGCAGTACTATTCTCATTTTAGTAATGCCGGCAAACGGTACTAACGCGACCGGTTAGCGTTCAATTGGTGTGCGTAATTTGTAATGTATTGTATTTCAAATACTTAGGTGGAGCGGGAGAAATTCGAATTCTCGTCTTGCTCGGTCTTTCAAATAGTGTCAACGAATTTAATTTGTAGTCATAATAGGAATCGAACCTACTCCCTCAACTTTATCAGTGTTGCGCTCTGGGCCACCTGAGCTATATGACTGCCTTAATTTTAACAAGATTATCTTTTCAATAAATACAATCATTTATGCATTGCTACATAGATTTCTCAAGATTGTTTTTAAACTGTCCACGTGCCAATAGTGTTAGATATTTTCATCTCTAAGAGTGGAATTGGTATCCTCTGGCTTACTCTATAATATCCTTGCTGTTTGCTTTCACTTTGCCAGCAATAACAAAGGTTCCCAATATTTTTACACTTTAACCCCTCTTGACCAAATTGCTGCCCAAATCTCTGTACGATCAGCTTTACCTAATCCAGACTTAGCCAACACTCTTGATAAAGTCAATTTACGTCCAGCCTTGCGACTAAATGTGATCTCCGTGACCACATTTAGCAATAGCAATATGCTCGGTTTCATTAACTGTTAATACACATGATGTAATTTTATTTGGCACATCATGATGCCAATCAATTTTAATACTGTCAGTGATTTTCATTTTGTTGTTTTATTAAAATGTCTTTTAATTCTATATAATGTGTTGGGAGTTAATCCATAATATCCATCAACATGAAAAAATGATGACATTTGTTCTGGAAGCATATCTGAATCATCATCAATGATAGCATATTGTGTGAATTTTGGATTATCTATTAACCATTTAGCTATCTCTTCTCCTCTAATTCTGCTCTTAAGATTTGGCGTTATCCCCCAAAATATTGATGAACCATTAAATCCTAAATTACTCAAAGCTGCATGCCAATCTCTTGGATCTTTGAAATGATTTTTCCAAACTGACGATATGCATATTTTGTAGTCGTTTTCATTACATAATTCAGAGAGCCATTCCCATTTCTTTGGATCAGTTTCTTCAACCAAGCGATTAAATGTATATTTAAACTCAAAATGCTTGGGATTTGGCTTGTAATTAGCAAGTGAATAAGTTTTATATCTACTGCCAGTAAATAATAATCTAAACCAACTAATAATCCAATAATAAAATCTTTTAATTCTATATGAAATCTTATTATATCTTTCATGATAAAATACATTAGAATTCATTACTCCATCTATATCAAGAAATATAACTTTCATTGTTTATTAATTTAAAAGCTAGCCCAATTTCTCAGACTAGCTTATTTGTAATAGCCTTGATTCGATACTATCAAGTCTTCAGTCATTCCTACTCTCTGACACTCTATTGCATTATATCTTATTGTGATGTAATCTTAATTATATAAAATCCAAACCATATTAACAATATGGAAATATTATACGCATATGTCTCCCAGTTTAAATATTGATTGAATTTAAACATAGATGTATATTCGCACAATTCTCCAAATCTAATATAATTGACATATATAATTATTACAATTAATGCTACTTCCATAATTATTTTATTCCAGTTGTTACTACTGAGCCACACATTGGACATTGAATGCCATTATAGCAAGCTCCACATGATGCACATTTATATTTCATTGTAATGTCTTTAAAAAGCGTTGTTGTTTTACTGTCTTAATTCGAGTCGCTATCAACCTTCTATCTCATAACAATTACAACTAAACAAACAAACGCTTTATTTTATTTTTCTTTTGGTTCATATCCATTGTTGATTTTACAGTGAGAAAATGCTTTTGAAGCCTCCTTGCTATACTTACAGCACCACCTGTCGTATTTGCCTCCTTTTACCCCCATTACACTTAGCATCTTGCAACTTTTGCATTTGCTATTAATTTTATAACTCATATAAATACTAATTAATAAAGTTAAGCTTTAAAAAACAAACAGCAATTATTGTTTTTGTGTTGATTTATTGGCTACTACTTTATAGAAGAGTTTGGAGACGAGCCAAATTCACACAAAAGCATCACACACCATAGCCAATGCTTAACTCCCTAGGCAAACCAATAAACATGTAAACAACAAAAGCCGTTTGTTTTAAGATTAAAATAATGAGCATTGTATTCACCGGATCTCTTTGTACCATCAGTATAATACTTTGGAGTGTCACATTTTTACTACTGTTTATATCAGCAATAGTGCGGTGACCAGCTGCGATCTGCAATTACTCATTATTATATTTTAAAGCAGTTTAAAGTCTTTTTACGTCAATATGCTAAGGACTTTGACGACAGAAGAATCTGTATGCAAATTTATATTTTAAAAACTACCAGAAGTCTTAACCTCTAAAACTCTGAACAATCTAATTAATTAACGTAAAAACTCAAATCTATGAAATCCTGAAAAATTGACTTCTGGTAGTAATGTCATTGTTTATTCTCTCCTATAAAATCAGTGAAGATTAATATAGCTAAGAAAAACCCTGTAATTAATCCTGCTGCAAATGTTAATATTGTTGTCGTCATGATTTTAAATTTAAATTGTTATTCGTAGCAATGACTGGAATCGAACCAGCATTATCCAGTGTATTATTAACGCATATCTATTTGGACGAATCCCAAGAGGATATTAATAATTTACATCACCGCCATTATTATTATTTGCCAGCTGCACGCTGGACTTTCGTTATCTATATATTTGCCTAAATCTTATTAAATGCTAGCAGGACATACCATGCTTACGCTAAATTGTGTTACACAATGTTTGTCTTTTCAATAATGTATTGTTATGCTATGATTTCTCTCGATAATCACGCGGATTTTGTTCCGTCATCTCCAAGCCTGTGAAGCTGGCTGCATTATACAATTATTATTCGACAGTTATAGAATATCTATAATATTTATTTATTAACTTATTGGTTTGCGGCACATAATAATTTAAGCAGTTTTATATCATGCTTAGGATATTTTCTTTAATTATGCTGGTACTTCAGAACCAACTGGCACTTCAGCGGGATTAATTGCACCTTCTGGAGTTGCCTCGGCAACACTTGATGCTACCAAATCAGATAATCCACGAATACCAGCACGAGCCAACGCTTGATTAGCCATAACTCTGGCCTGTTCACGCAAGATGTAATCTTCGAGCTTTTCGTTCTGAGACAACACTTTTGTCAAATCATCGGCAACAATACTATTGTTTGTGGTGATTGTCAAGTTGATGGTCTCGTTGCGATTGTTACTCAATGCGCGCGGTGAGAAATGCAATACATTGCCGGCTTCATCAGTACGATAATACTGACCTTTTGCAGTTTTGAACGCTTCCATTTCTTCTGGAGTTCCGGTAACTACATACACAAATACTGGCTGTCCAGTCTTAGCTGAACGATAATAACTGTTTAATTTTGCTTTTAACATTTTGTTTA